GGTCGACGAGGTCGTCGTAGATGACCGTGGTGGTCTGCCCCGCGAGGCCGGTCTTGCCGGTCGTCGGGGCAGTGTCGATGCCCTTAGGCTGACCCGCACCCGAACCCGTGGCGAGGTGCGCCGCGACAGCTCGGCCGATGCGCTGGCCGATCTTCTTGGCGACGAACGCCTCGAGGTCAAACGCCGAGTCCTGCGCCAGCTCGAGCGACACGCGAATCAGATTCGACGTGTAGGTGAAAGCGGCGAGGGACTGCTGTGTGAACGACAGGTCGAGCGTCGAGTCGGCCGCGTTCTCGCCGATGATCGAGCCGACGTTGCCGGTGTCGTCGTTGCCCGGCCACGGCAGGGTGCGGCCGTCGGTCGTCTCGATGACGTTGGCGACGCCGAAGATGCCGCCGTACGCCTTGAGCGTCTCGGTGATCTTCACCAGGAAGCTCTGCGGGACGGTGAAGCCACCGAGCGTCGTGGTGCCCTCGGACTGACCCGAGGACGTACGGAGCTCGGCCGAGGCGGTCTCGAGCAGACGTTCCTGCGCGTCCGTCAGCTTGCTCGCGCCGCGGCGCATGTAGGTGTCGAACGCGGCGCGGTACTGCGCGGCCACGTCCTCGTCGGCGTCGGGCGCGACGTCGCCGGCGTCGATGACACCGCGGTAGTCGACCTCTGAGAGACGCTCGGCGCGTTCCTCGGTGGCGATGTCCTTGGTGAGACGCTCGACGGTGTCGAGGGCGGCCGTGTAGGCGGTGTCCTCGTCGGTGGTGAGGTCGACGCGCTGCTCGCGCTCGACGCGCTCGCGGATGTCCTGAGCTGCCGCCCATGCGGTCGCTCGCTCAGCGATAAGTCGCTGCAATCGAGTCATGATGATGCGCTCCCATGTGGGATCGGCCCAGACGCCGACACGGCGCGGGCTAGGTGAACGGAGGGGACGGCGCTACGTGCGCGGCATCAACGCGGCTAGCGCGTCGTGGCGCATGAAGCGCAAACGTGCGGGCACAGTGGCGGCAACCGGCTGTGTCTCTGTCGCGCCAGTGGCATCGGCCGGCTGGCGCTCGCCGGCTGCACGGCCGGCAAGCTGTAGTGCCTCGATTTCGGCGTCAGTGAGGGTGCCCTCACGGAGCGCGCGAATCGCGGCGGTCATCTTGCGTAGTCCTGCCTCGGTGTCCTCGTAGGCCGGGAACGTCACGGCCGACACCTCGAGCAGCTTGAACTCTCGGACGACACGGAGGTCGGCCTCGACGGTTTGACCGTCGGCCGTACCCACGTCGATCGTCGACCACTCGTCCTTGGTGACGATGAAGCCGAACGACATGCCGGTGATGGTCTTGTCGCGCAGGTTCTCGACGAGGTCGGCAACGTAGCTCTTGGCGACGTTAAGGTCAGAGTCGACGGCGACACCGGCGTCCGACTCGACGAGGCGTAGCGTGCCGGCCGACGAGCGCGACACCGGCATCGACGTCTCGTGGTCGACGAGGAACCGAATGTCTCCCTCTTGCAACGTCTTGGTCGCCGAGCCGGGCGCAACTTCCTCGTAGAAACCCCACTTGAGCGGGTTGCCGATGGCCGTGCGCGAGTTGTAGACGATGGGCTTACCGACGAACACCGGCGCCGCATCAGCGGCCTCGCGCAGCGCGACGGCCGCGTCGTCGACGCTGCGCGTGCGCAGCTCGCGTAGGCGAGTGGTCATTCGTCTGCCCCCTCGGGGTCGGGCTCGGGGTTGTCGGTAACGGGCTGTGTGTCAGCACTCTTAGGCGCCGGCGCCATATTGAGCGGCGTGTGGTAGACGTCGCCGCCCTCGATGGGTGGCTCGCCCTCGACGCGGCGGATGTCGTTGGAACTAAACGCGCCGGTGTTCCACATCGCGGTGAAGTACTCGGCACGCGCCTTGGAGTCGCCGCGCATGAGGCCGCGCACGTCGTACGACGCACTGACCCCCGGTTGCGTCAATTCCTTGGTGACGCGGGCCTCAGTTGGCGCCAGCCAATTCGGGTGAAGATCAAAAATCACCCACCCGGTCGCTTGCTGCTCGAGCCCGGTGCCCCATGACGTCGATTTCTGCATCTCGAACATGAGGAACGGCGGCACGCCGAGGAACCGTGTGAGCTCCGAGACTTGAAACTGCCGCGACTCGACGAACTGAGCGTCGACGTTCGGCATTGTCATCGGGGAGAACTTGGCGCCGGAGTCGAGAATGGCGACGTCGTGGGCGTTTTGGAGTCCGGTGAGCTTCTCGCGCCACCGCTTTTTGAGCGCGTCGGCTTGGTCGGGGTCGAGACGCTGCTCGGTTTGCAGGACGCCCGACAGCATCGTGCCGTTCGCAAACAGACGGGCGCCATACTCCTCGGCCGCCATGCCGAAACCGACCGTGGTGGCCATGATGCGGATGGGCGAGACGCCGGTAACGCCGTCGTAGCCGAGGCCGGGGATGTGGAAGATGTCGCGCGAGGTGCGAACGTGCACCTGGCCGGCGTCGTCGCGGACGGTAAACAACTTGCCGCCGGGGTTGCCGGCCGACGGCTTGATGCGCGCGACCTTCACACGGTCGGGACTGATCGGGTAGAGCCAACGGAGCTGGCCGCCGATGTCGTAGATTTTCTGCGCGTAGAAGTTGCCCCACAACAGCCGGTGCACGTACGACAGTCGCCAGAACTCGAGCGACGTCATCTCGGGGTGCTCGTTGCCGACAAGGATTGACGCAACCTTGTCGAATGACCCGGTCTTGACCGTGTTGAGCGGCAGAGCTGCGGCGACGCCAGAGATGAGCGAGACGCCGCGGTAGACGGCGCTGGAGCCTAGCGCGCTCGTCTCGGTGACGTCGACGCCGGCGACCGAGCGGCGGCCGCCGAACAGCCAATCGGCGGTGGCGACGGCCGACAGCGGAACGCCGGGGTTCTCGAGGTTGAGGTCGCGCCGCTCGTTGAGCCGAAACAGGGTCACGGCTTGGGTTGCATCTCGACGGCGAGGACGGCAAGCAAGCCGCCGACGATCCACGCAGCGCCCGGCGAGAACACACGGACGCCTTGGACGACCGCCGCGACGCCGACGAGCTCGACCACGAGCAGACGACGGGCTTTGGTGACGCGAGCGAGCAGTGTGCGCAGTCGAGTCACCATAGGTTCGGCGGTCCTCCCTTTGCGTGGTTCGCATACCACGCCCATCGGGCGAGGGTGGCGGCGACGAGTGGCGAGATGTCGGCGGTGGCGAGCCGGCGGCCGAGCGCCTTGGCGTCGCCGAGCGGCCGTTCTTTCGCGCCGGCGACTGCGGCGTTGAGCACGGGGTCGTCGCGGTGCGCGAGCTTGCCCTCTTTGTTGGTCGCGGCGTCGTAGAACGAGCCCCATGCGGCGGCGACGTCGCGGCCGCTCGGCTTGACGATGGTGAGCCCGGCGGCCTCGAGGTCTGCGATGAGCGAATTGGCCGGTGAGCCCTCGTCGATCGCCCACGCGCACGGCCGCCACTTGGTGTTGAGGCCGACCACGCGCTCGACCACCCATCCGGTGCCGGCGCGGTTGTCGATGAGCTCGACCGTCTCGCCGTCGGCGGCGACGATGCTGACGCGGCCGCGGTCGGGCGTCATGTCGATAGCGAACGCGACGGGGTCGGTGAGCCGGGCTTGCGGGTTGGCGTGTGCGCGCCACGTCGGCTCGTCGATGGGCGCGTCGTCGCCGACCTTTTCGGTGATGCCGAGACGCTCGCGCCGGAACTCGGCGATCAGGTCGGGGTTGTCCGAGCCGACCATCGCCTCGTACTCGAGCTCGATGAACGACTCGGCCATGCGGATGCCGAGCGCCGGGTTGGCTTGCGCCCACGCGCGGCGGTCGTTGTTGACGGCGTCCTCGTCGGCCGAGTGCTCGAGGTAGCACAAGCCGGGCGACCCGGCGATGCCCCGACGTTGCACGCCGTGGAGCACCTCGGAGTCGGGTTGACCGGCCGAGCTGGCGTACCAAAGCTGCGGGTTAGGTCGGGCCGACAGGGTCGGCAGGAGGGCGCCAACCATCTTGGGTGCCACGGCGAACGCCTCGTCGAGAATGACGCAATCGCCTGTGAAGCCTCGGCCGCTCGTCGTGCCCCGAGCAAGGAAACGCAGTCGGTTGCCGTTGAGCAGCTCGATGCCCTGCTCGCCGTTCGCCTCGCGCGGTTTCTTGCACTGGCGGCGTAGGTCATCGGTGTTCTCAATGACCGTTTTGATGCGCAGGAACGCCTCGACCGCAGTGGGGAACAAGTGCGCGGTGTGGATGATGAGCCGCTCGCCGAACAGGAACAGTCCGGCTAGCTCGCGGACGAGCAATACCTCGCCCTTGCCGTTCTGGCGGGCGACGATGAGGGCGACCTCGAGTGCGGACCACAGACCGGCGGCAGTTTCACCGAGCGCGTCGTTGAGCGCGTAACACTGCCACGGGTCGAGATGCACGCCGGCGCTCGCGGCGAGCTCGATGGCCTCGGCGCCGGCCGAGGTCGCTTGATGCGGGACGCTACGGAGTCGCGGTCTTTGATCCCCGCGCAGCATCGGCCCGGCGCCTCGCCCTCTGCTCGGCGATGCGGTCGGTTGGCGACTGTGCGGCCGGCATCGGTGTGTGGTGGGCACGGAGGGCGGCGAGCGTGTTGCGCAGCTCGGCGTGTAGCGGCGCCGGCGCGAGGTCGAGCAGCTTGCCGTCGAGCCGCTCGCCGAGATTCACGGCCGACGCGGCGAGGCCGGGAACGACCTTGACGGCGTCGGGCATCGTCGCCAGCTCGGCCCTAACGGCGCGCTCGACGCCGGCGTTGACCTCGGCGCACACCAAGCACTCGGCATCGACTGCCGCCTCAAGCTCGGCGACTGTCGCCTCGAGCTCAGTCACTCTCGCCTGTAGCTGCGCCTTTGTGGTGCGCGAACCGGACATCTCGTCCCCCGGCGATGGTGTGGAGAGAGAAAGGCGAC